CCGCCAACGTATCGTCAATTTTAGCAAAGGGTGCGACGCGCAGCTTCTTCGGGATGCGCGCGGACACCATATCCCCCATGACTTCCGGGTCGATCATATCGGACAGTTTGGTAATAAAATCAGACATAAAATTTTCTCCTTTTTGATAGTTGCCTCATTTTCGGTCGCATTGTCGGGAGGGGTCTTGACCCCTCCGCGGCAGGGGGATGGCCCCCTACTTCTTCAATTCCTGATACACCTCCGGGTTTTCCCGCTTCAGTGCCAAGCGCTCGCGGTATCCCATCCGGTCAAACGCGGCACGGTCGGGGGCTACCGGCACACTGCCGGTGCCTGCCGCATAGGGCGCGGGGGTCTGCCTGCTCTGCTCATCCATCTTGTCTCACCTCCCTCTTCTTTTTTCTCTCTTCTCTCACTTCGGCATAAACTTCTCCCTCACCTCCTTCAGCTCTGCCTCGCTGCCGCAGGGCAGGTCAAAATACCAGGCCAGCGCCAGTTCGGGGCGCAAAAGTCCGGCGTCCACCATCTCCCGCTGTTCGGCCCAGATGCGCGCCCGGTCATATAAAACGCCGTCGCCCCAGTCGATAGCCGGGACAACGGCGTCGGTATGAAATTCCAGCCCATACAGGGCTCCCAGCGTGCCGCACAGCACCATGGCGTCCTGCACCGCAGCGCCCCACGCGCCCTGCAAATCGCGGATGGTCAAATCGTAGTCCACCGACGTCGCGGCAATTTCGGTGGCCGTGCGCGGGTCGGCGTTGGCTTCGGTCTCGCTCAAAATACCGCGCCGCAGTCCCAGCAGACTCTCACACCCGCGCAAAAGGTCCTGCTTGCGGGCCAGGTAGCTTTGCTCCCGCAGGGCGGGGCTGTACACGGTCACGCCCACATTGGCCGGGTCGTCCGGCAGACCGATGAACAGATCATCTCGCAGCGCGCGCCGCCCCTGGGCATCGGGCCGCAGCAGGTCCTCCGACGCAAACACCCGGGACGCGCCGTTGGCGAACTCGGTGTTCAGCTGTTCCTCGCAGCGGGCCAGGGCGTGCAGCAGGCCCGCCGCCGGGGCGTAGATGCTCACGGCGTCGGCGCTGCCGTCCACGCAGTTCATCAGCGGGGTGCGCAGCACAGCCAGCCCCACGCCCTGCACGCCGGGCAGCATCAGCTGGGGGACCAGGTCGGCACAGGCGGGCAGTGTGGTCAGCGGCACGCAGCGGCCCAGCGCCTGACCGTTCAGCTCAAACAGCCGCGTCTCGATGGTCAGACCCTCAGCCCCGGCCGTGCGGCGTTCCAGA